AACAAAGTTATATTTACCTGCACTTGTTCTGCCACTATCTATAGTTGTCCATGAAGACCCACCCGGAGTGGCTTGAAATATATTTGTTCCTCTAGCTGCTACAACTTTACTTGCAAAGGTACAAACCATTAAAACTTTTTCAGAAGAAGAAGATGTCTGAGGAACTACTGCTGATACATACTTACTAAACCCATTTATTCTTCTATACCCACCTTCTATATCAGGCTCAAAGTTTTGTAGTTCTAATGCTTCACCCGGTTTCATCATAAAGGTAGAACGGTTAAGAACTAAACCACCTTCACAGTTAAATGCAGATGGTACTGTTTGAGACTGATCTGCCATTATACAGACCTAATATCTACACTACCTGAATTATATACACCAACTCTAGGTATAAAAGTTGAACGTAAGTATTGAAATTTATTCACTAATAGTGTTTGCATATTTTTTATACCTTGTTCAAATCTTTGCATATTAAGCTGATACTGTTGTGTCTCACCTCTATACTGATAAACAAATGCTGTAGCACCATCCACTATTACAGGAGCAAATCTATCAGGTATAGATGTAGTATCACCGTGTGCTGATAAGTCACTTGGAAATGTATAATAGTCAAATTTTACAGAATATGATTTGTTTGGAAAAGGATAAAATAAATAATTATTATCTGGTGTTCTTACTACATATTCAGGAACACCTCCACCATCAAACTGTGCTACTGTAACACCACTAGCTATTGAGGCTGCAGTAGTGCTTGATGCACCTCTAGTGCATCCTGTAAATGTAGTGCTTGTTGTACCTGTGTATGTAATTGTTTCATTGCCTACAACTATTGTTCCTGCACTATCAAAGCCTGTTGTACTAGATACAGTTATTGTTGTCACACTATCTGTATGTGTTGTAGTTGTGGTTGTGGTGCTTATTTCGTCTTCTTGATTTACAACTCTATTTATGTAATCATTATAATCAAGCATTCCTAGTTTATATCCATTATTACCTAAATCACTATCTTTAACTATTCTAAATGTATGATAATCCACAGTTTTAGTAGATGTAGGTAAACTATATCTAACAACACCTGCTGTTAATGTTTTAGTTTCTGTAGCATGATTAAATGGATAATTAAATTCTCTTTGATTAATAAATCTAATTGATTCATTAACTGCGTTTTGGCATTGAACTTGTATACCTCTAGCATTAGTGAAGTTTGCAGAAGTTAATGCAACCTCATTCAACCTTGCTATTACTTTATTTGTTAATGTTAGGTAAGTTTCTGCCATAATAATCCTTATAAGTGTAGGAGAGCAAGTTACCCTGCTCCCCTAGAAAAAAGTTTAAGCCAATGTATCTCGGTCTACCTCGTTGGCTGCCAAGTCACCTTGGTCATCAACATTCATAACGACAGCAAACATTCTTAGTTTACCACCAGTTGTAGTACCGGTCATTGCTTGAATTTCAATATCAATAGTATCAGAAGTACCACCAATAAGAACAGGAGTTTGTCCTGCCTTAAATGCGTAGTCACCTACTGATGCACCATCAAAATCAAAACCATCAACAAAGTTATCTAAGTCACCACCAGTAACACCAAAGTCAAAGTCAGTGTCTGTAGAAGTACCTGCGTGAGCTTCAGTAACTTCTAGACCTGCTGCTAAGATCAAAGTATTAGCTGGAATAGTTAAACCCGGAATAACATCGTTGGCTGCTAGAGCAGTACCTTTATCAGTAACAGCAGTTGCTAAGTTTAGCTCATGCTGAATCATGTAAGGTTGCCTTCCTCTAGCACTATTACCTCTTGCTGGAGAAGTAGTATTATCACCTAAAGCCATAATTAAATCTCCTTATGCTATATTATAAATTGCAGTCACGATTGCTTCAGGGCGAAGAATCTTTCTGCCATACAAATGCATACCACGAACAATATCTGCAAAAGAATCAGGGTCTCTATAAGTCTCTGTCTTATTGATTTGCTCGGCAGTTGCTACTGATGAACTATGACCAGCTACAATAATACCATAGTTAGAAGTATTAGATGCAGCCGCAGTTGCAGGACCAGTTCCCACGGCGGGAAGATTATTGGATTGATATACCTTAAAACCGTGTAAGCTATTTAATACTAATCCATTCTGAAGTCCAGTTCCACCCCAATCTGCTTGGAATAATCTTGAATCTTCATCTTTTAGCATTTCAATAAATACAGGGTCAAGTACAAGCCAACGACCATTAGTGTCTACATTCTGCTGATCTAGCTTTCTTGCCATTCTTGCAATCACAGTTAATGGGAAAGTGCTTCCTGCTGCAGGAGTAGCATCAGTTGCTCCACCTGTTCTAGGTTGAATAATAATACTATTACTTGCACTTCCTGCAGTTCCTGAACCATCAGTAAAGTCAGAAGCATCTAACTTCATTGAAGATAATAGTTCGTCAGAACCTGCTGTAGATACTGCCTTTGCACCGTTAACAGTTGTATTAGCTGTATCTGCTGTACCGTGTATTGCTGATTGCTTGAAACCTGACATATAACCAAGCACGTCTTGGTCAAATTGGTCAGCAAGTCTATAAGCTGCTCTATCAGATGCTAACTGCTGAAAGTTAACGTGAGAGTGAGCCTCTTCAATATCATCCACTTTAAATGCAAAGTAGTTAGCTTTGTCAATAGTAAGTGAAAACTCTTCATCGTCAAGGTCTTGAGGAGTAATAGTAGTTCCTCTAGAATATGCCTTAACTGTAATCTCTGGCTCTTTAATAACCTTAACGGAATCGCCCATATTTGCAATTTCACCAAAGTAATCATTATTGGTGATTGCTTCAACAACAGAACCCTTACGGAATGCAAGTTGTACCTGTTTGCTGTAAATAATAGGACTAAAATTACCGTTAGGGAGGTTACCATAGCCAGCCGCTGCTGTAAATGCCATTTTTATCTCCTTTAACATTTATCTAATGTGCATATAGTTATGCACTATCTTTTAGTCATTTTACTTTATAAGGACCATTCATGCGTTGAGGTTGTACATAAAGATAGCTAATCTTTTGTAGGCTCACATAATTGGGTAGTCTATTAAAGTCGTGTAGATGTAGCATAAGTATCCAAAAGGGGTTACACTACACCTCTAGTTATCTATAGTTATACTTAGATTTAAAACTTTGTCAAGCTTTTATCTAGCATTACCAGAGACATCATAAATAAAGTTACCACTACGGATAGCTTCCATTATACTTTCTGATTTTTTCTCATACTCTTTAGCACTCATTTTTTGAACTGCTGACTCACGGATTTTGTTACTACTCCCTTCAGCATCAATATTTGTTCTTGTGCTTTGAGTATTAACTGCTTTAGCAGCAGTTTTATCACTCTTTGTCTTAGTTCCCTTGTTAATACCTCTATCTGCTTTGTAGAGATCAATTGCTCTTGCTGCTGATCTTGCATCATTATCATTCTCATATAGTGCGTCTTGTACCCATTTAGGCTGTTCTTCTGCCCATTCGTGAAAGTCATCACTTTCTCTTATATCTGTAAAGTCTGGATGTAGCGACAATAATTGTGCTTCAGCTTTATCTTTTACAGCATTATGTTGCATTTCATCTATTTGCTTTACACGTTCTTCTAAAGCTTTAGATTGCTCCATAGCTTTTTTCATAGCTATTGTTTCTACAATCTTTGCAACATCAGGGTAATCTTTTGCCCATGCCTCTATATCCTCATCAGACTTTGGCAATTTCATTTCTTTCTTAGTAGCTTGTTCTAACTGAGTCTTTAACTCATTTAGCTGATTTTGAAATTGCTTTTCTTTCTCTTGGGTATGTCTGCGTAAATCTCCATATCGCTTCTTAAAAGTTTTTTCTTCAGCAGAAGTCGGTTCTGCTTCACTTTCCTCTTTCTCCTCGCTAGTCTCTTTTGAACCTTTTTGCTCTTCAATGAGCCTTGCAAGTTCTTCTTCATCTTTCTTTAGTCTCTCTTCTTGAGAATAAGGTCTACTTATAAATGCTTTTTTAGTTGGTGTAGCATCTTTCACCATTACGTCTTTAGCTGGTTCTGCCATTTTATTTCTCCTAGGGTTAACGTAGCCATGTTGGGGGTTAAGTAAGCTAGTTCTAAATGGGGATTACTTTTTAGAAGCTAATCCACCTCGCTTCATCTTTTTAACTTTTGTTTTCTTTTTACCTGCAAGTCCACCTATGTTGAAGTCTCCCATGCCACCCATTGATCCTACACTAGCTCCATATGATCCGGGATCTTCTTCTGAACCTACATCATCTACGGAGGTATCTTGCTGTGAAGAGCTTATTCCACTATCGCTAGGCGAATCATCATAACCTATTCCAACAGGATCGTCATAGACAATGCCACCCTCAACTTGTGTACCTTTGTCACTTCCAAAATATTTTGTATCATCATCGCCTACTCCAGTCATAGGTTCATCACCAATCTTCTGTGAGGTAATTCTTTCTGCTCTTTTTTCTTGTTCTTTAGTAAACTGAGAATCTTTTATGTTTTGAGCTATCTGTTCAGGTGTAGTACCTAAGTTTGATAATTCTTCATAAGTTAAATCTCCAGCATCAAAGTTTTCCATAGCAGATAGTGTTTTTGCTAAATCATTTGCACTGTCGCTTGTTATACTTGTTCTTTTCACACCTTTTCTATCTGTAATAGTTTTAGCATTTTGATAAACTGAAGCTGGAACATTCTTCACTATACCACCAACAGGTCTTCCATTTTTATCAAGAGTTTGAAAGTTAAATGTTGTGCCTTTAGGATAATTACCAGTAATACCACCAGCTATCATTTTACCCATAGTTATAACATTTATACCCATACCTTTTGGTGGATTGACACTAAAAGCAAAAGACTTAGCACCTGTTACCCTGCCATCAGGTCCTATTGAACCACCTAAACTTACAACAGATTGAGAATCTCTTGGATCGCTGTCACCACTCTCTTGCTCTACACGTGCTGTTTTAGTTTTTGTAGTCTGTGTTTTAGCTGTGTCTACCTTTTCTGTCTTTGGTTTATATCCTTCAGGTATTGTAAACCCAGTCATAACTTTACCATTTTTAAACGGAACTTGTATTTCTGCACCAGCATCATTTACATACGTTCTGTATTCATCTGCCGCACCTGCCTCTTTAAAAAGTTGGTCAAAAGACAATTTACCTTTTTTACCAGCTTGTTGTGATCCATATTTAAATCCACCTACAGGTGGTGCAGTTGGTATTGGTGGTGGTGTATATTTTTTAGTAGGTTGTGTTCTAGTTGCTGTATTGCCAAAGTTAGATGCTCTACTTCCTAACTGTTGAGTAGCTGTTGTTGTTCCAGCAAAGCCTGTAGCTGCGTGAATTACCCCACCTTCTGCCATTTCTTTTTCATCACTATTATACTCTTCATCTTCATCCATGTCAAGGTCTGTCATATCAAAAGGTAAATCATCAGGCATTGTGGCTTCATCACTATTACCCATCTGACCCATATCTTCCATAGCTTTAAGACCTTGTTTAGCTTCTTGTCTCATCATCATCAATTTCTCTAGACCAATATATCTAACTACATCCGCAGGAAATACAAACTCACCTTCACTTAATTGTGCAGGTATATCGTCTCTTACTTCTTCTTGTGTTGAACCCGGAGGAACATCATTACCTGATACAGGATCTACTGTGTTACCCTCATCTTTGAGTCCACCATCTTCAAACATTTCCATTTGACCACTTATATTGCCACCTTTAGCTTTTGCTGTTTTCATTTTACTAAATTCTTCAATGAAAGCATTCATCTCATCACGAGTTAAATTTTTAACAAGAGATCCTACTAAACCTTTTTCCACTAACATATCTCTTAGTTCTAATGGATCAAAGGCTTCTTGTTCTTTTCTTTTTTCTAAATTTGGCATATTATTGTTCCTTTATGTTAGCTACTATATCAACGTCTTGATCCAACGTCTTATCAGGTTGCCCTCTGTACACATTAT